CTCCTGATCGAAGGTGTTCCCCTCGACATACTTGGTGACAATCCGATACCACCCGCGCCCGCATACCGCGGCATAGAACGCAGCATAACTGCGTGCCGCATCAGCGTTGCTCTGGGTCTCGATGTGACGCAGCAGGCCTTGCATTACCTCTGCGGTCTTCGTGTCCCCTTGCGCGTCTACCGGGCTTACCTTGGGCGCGGCCTTGAGTTGTTTGAGGTTGTTGCTGACTTGATGCACGAACTGCGGCAGCCGGTTAATCGTGAGGCACGGACGATGATCGAGTTTGCGATGAGTGGCGATTTCCTGGGCCCACTGGTCCCCGTCATAGAAGCGGACGTCATCGAGCGCAATTTTTCGATACTCCGCTTCATACACAGCGACCAGATCGAACCGGGCCCGTGCCGTCGCCAAGAAATCTTCTGTGTCCTTTTTAGAAGGCGCAGTTTTCCTCTTCGCTTCAGCGCCGGGTAAGCCCGGGAGCAGCGCTTGCGCGGTCGCGTAATCTGACATCGTTAGAATTGTGCTGTGGAACGGAAATTAGGGGAGAACCGCCAGTATCAATGCGCTGAATGCGGCGGCGAGTTTGTATCGGAGAGATCCGACGATGACGCCATCGCGGAAAGCGACGAGCTATTCGGGGGCGAAGCTCAGGACTGGGCGGTATTATGCGATGTGTGCTTCAAGCAGGTAATGCAGCACTCCACATCCTGACTACTTTTTCTTGAGACGCTTAGCTTCCGAGAGGGCGATCGCCACAGCCATTGGCTTTCGGGTCACGGTTTGCCCGGAACTGCTCTTGAGTTCGCCGCTCGCAAACTCATCCATCACCTTTGCAACCTTTGCCTTCCCCGCCGGTTTCTTCTTCGGCCTGGCATGTAACGATTCTTCACTGCACGCGGTACACATTCCCATAGCGTTCTCCTTCTTCGCTTTAGCGCCTAGCTCATCCAACCGGTCGAGGCATAACTGCGCTCCGGTGTCAGGTACTCCCGGTCTTCATCCTTTACCGCGGTCGACTTGGTTTGAATCACGTTGTGGAGCTCGACACACACATAGCGAAGCGCATCCATCAGGTGGTCGCGAGCCTTCACTACCTTGCCACGCTCGTCCCGGCGATACAGGCGCAGTTCACTCAACGTGTTCGCCAGCGACGGGAAGATCTTCAATCGCCCCGAACTCATCCGCGTCATCACGTGGTAAATCCCCGACTCGACCGCATTGTCTGCGGGCGTCAGATCTAACCCGAGATCGGTGTACATCTGCAGCAGTTCCCGCCCGTCAATCTGCCCTCTACCTCGCGCTGCGGGGTCAATCGCGCCCCGGATCCATTTGCCCCGCGACTGAATCGCTTGCACATGCACCACGGGCTCGGCTTCACCCCGGTAATGCTCGGACCAGCAATACAGCACATCGGTGTCCCGGTTCAACGCCACCCAGACTACAGCGGTCCTATTCCAGCCCACATCCATACCGTACGCACGCGGCCAGTGATCGGGAATCGGCATCTCAGGCACCACCAGATCCGACTCCGCAACCGGGTAGATCGCGCCCGAACCTAAACTCGGAATGCCCTTGCTGCGGGCCTCACGCTGATAAGCGGGGATCGATTCCCATAGCTCGTCTTTAGCCTGCTGCGACAGATGGGGCACGTCGTCCCACGTCGCGTGGATAACAAACTTACTCATCGGATCTCAGCAGATGCAGCAGGTGCTTATCAATGCGTTGTACGCGACCGTCCTCGAGCGTTACTTCTACCCGACCCAGCCCCATCACCTTCGTTATCGTGCCGATCTCGTTCACCTTGGCGTTGGGGGTGTCTCGCAGAAACCGGGCCCGGGTGATGCCCACATCAATCCACATCCCGCCCGCACTACCCATCTGCACAAACAGCGGCTTGTCATGGAAGCGAGTCCCGCCGAGGCGCATTTTCACTGATGATCCCACTCCCCGGTTTCGTTCGCTGTGTGCTGATGGCAAGGGCACAGACACGGGGCACTGCAGTACTCACATGTCTCGTCGCACTCGTCATGCCGCTTGTGATAACAAGCCGCTGAGTTGTACTCATGCATGAAATCTGCCATTGGTTAAATCCCGCGCTAAAGCGAAGTAAAACAAATGGCCGACTTGGTAGTAAGCCGGCCGTTTGTTTCACTTTTGAACGATGGACAACAACAACGATAGAGAATACAGAGATGCCACACTCTGCACCTGCATTATACCCGTTCCGCGGGATCAGACGGCCGCTGCCGGTATTCCATCCGGTTTCGCTCGACCTTGCCCAGCCGCAGCCGATGCTCGACCGACGCCACCCCAATCTTTAAACGATTCGCGATCTTCTGATAACTCAAGCCCTCACGGTACAACTCACAAACCGCATCAATCTCCGCTTGCGTTGTCTTCTTGTGCAATCTCGGATTCTATCAATGCCCGGTCGCAACGGGCTAACGCAAGCGCCTGCTCACGGGTGCAAGCGGCTGTTGTCCGGGAAACCATGAGACATCTTCCCTCTCCGGGTAGAACTGAATCCGGTCCACCGCCAGCTTCACCGGAGACTGCACCAGGATCGCGGCAACGCCCCAATACTGCTGAATGCTATTGATCACATCATGCGCGACCAGCACGTACTCGGTGTGGTTCGCAGTATCCACCGTGCTCCGCGCTTTCGGGACCGGAAGCGGCGTATTCTTCTCAGCCACCCGAGACTCGAACTGATGCCACCATACGCCCAGCCATCCCCCGTAATACTGCTGATCCCCGGCAAGCACGCAGGTGATCGAGTACGTAGGAATCGCCGCTGGGTTCTGGTCTTTGCCAATCAAAAACTCGCTCGCGTTACAGAGCATCTCGCGCACATGAACCGGAGGAGGGTACGTCGTCTGCGGTGTCGGATAAGCGGCCGGCTCCTTAAGCACGTTCTTCGCCGCGGGCGTCTGCTCCCAGATCGCTAACGTCCCGCCATTGCTGAACTCGACATATGAGATGTCTTTCGTTCCGTAAACGGTCATGGCTGCGACACCCCACACGCTCCGTACCCCCGCGTTGATGGGCTGCTCCACACTGACCGTCCGAGACCATGCCGACTTGTCAGTGAAATGCACGATGAGCACCCCGGAGTACGCCGGCTGTGATCCGGATAATCCGCATGTGACGCTGCGGGTGTCGCGTGGCCACGATACTATCTCGCAAAACATCTCCGCAATCGTTACCGTGCTCCCTAACTGTGTGACAACGTTCGTCGGAACGCTCTGCACCCCGGTCTTAAACGGGTCGTAGTTCGAGGTGGGAGAGCCGGCGCGAGGCTGCGCGTCAGGCCGTACCAGATCCGCCTTTTGCTTCGGGGGAGGGCCGGCAATCTGCAATAAGGCAAGCACAAGCGCAATCATTAGCCAATTAACTCAAAGTTCCGCTGCAACCCGGAACTGCCATTCCATCGAACCGCTGAAGCATGGTGCTCGATTCGGTCTACCAGTACCAGAGCTCGCGCCTCTTCCGATAACGGCTTATAACGCCCAGGCCACTTGGTATCAAGTCCACAGTTCCGCGCTACGTTTGTCGAGTCCACGCTGCTAAACGGGATATGCGCGAAGATCGTAGGATCCATCATGCGTAGCCCGTGCAGTTTGCATTTGGGATAACCCTCTTCGTCACACACTACCTTCATTGCTTCATTGATTCGTCCCCACCATCGCAGGGTACCGATGGTCGCGTACTCTCCGGATGACCCGAGGGCCACTCGAGGCCAGGACGTTGCTAAACATCGCAATCGCTCGAGCGACTCGTTCAAATGCCAGATCGGAACCCAGTGGAACGGCCAATGACCAGCGGTCACTGTCTCGATCAGCGCATCGTTCTCCAGTTCGGTGCCTTCGATCACGTCCGGAATCAGAGCCCAGTCAAAACCTGGATGTAACTCCCACTGTCGGACGAACTCAAGGTACCCCGGTACATCGAGCTTTCCGCCTTGCTTCCAAACCGAGTACGCACCGTTATCTATCGCAAACGATTGAGTGACCTCTGCGGCGAGTTCCATCTGTCGGGTGTCTGCATAAGACACCATTGCGTGCCGGCGAGTCCAGACTGCCAGCCCTACAGGCTGCGGCGTGATCGGGCCACCATGGTAGTGAATCATGCATTCGAGGCTAGCAATCTATCAGTAAACCTCGAGTACCGGAACTTGAAGGCGCTTAAAGCGAAAGGGCGGCCCATCGTACCCAGCATTCCGGCAATGGCAAGCACACGAAACAACGGTCTGGTGTTCATCGCCGGGGTAGCTAGTTAAGGAGGTGGACCACCCATAAATACAATAACCCCGCTGTCGGACGGGGCTATTGTTCTTGCTCTCGATTCTTTGGCTATTTTCTACGACGTAAGCTCCCATATCCCGCGGAAAGCG